CTAGTAAGTCTTGGATGGAGAATCCAATATCTATTTCTGCAGAATTAGTTCCTCCACCTTGTCCTAGAAAGGTTATTGGTACTGGTGTTGTTACTGAGGTTGAAGTTATAGATCCTGGTAATGGATATACTCCTCTACCACCTCCAGGAGAGGGTTATCCTGCTATTGTAACTCTACCTGAGATTGATGTCGTTGATCCTGGTATTAACTATGATTGTTCTAAGGATAAAGTGGTGATTGAACCTGCTAATGGAGCAGAAGCTACTTTAGAATGTGATAATTTTGGTAGAATTAAGCAGGTTAATGTAACTAATCCTGGACAATTTACTGCATGGCCTCAAATTTATATTGATAGTCCTACAGGAGTATCTGCAACACTTAGACCAAAGTTTAAAGTTGAGCGTCAACTTCCACCTCCAGTGATGATTGAACGTGGTCTTGATCCTGATAAATTAATACAAGTAACTGATCTTGTTGGAATCAAACAGACAGGATACTATGACGGTAAACCTTACTATGGTGCTGTCTTCTATAAAGATGGTGTTAGATATGCTGGATACTATGAAACTGCTGGTAGATTAGTTCAGATATATGATACTATGCAAGAAAGCATCGATGGTATGGTTACTACACCTCCATCTGCAATTCAGAGACAGGGTACTGATATTGCAAGTGATGATCCTAATCTTGACATCCCTAATACTCCCGACAATCTTATTTAAATATGGATAGGTTATCTAGCACCGCTAAAAAGAATTATACTGAGGTAGGACTTGGTAATGATCTAGGTCACATTAAGTTTGGTCACATCAACCAGAAAGGTGATGTGACAATGGCTGTAGTGGTTGGTGTAGGTCGTGAGGGTTCTGATGATTCTAGACACCAACTTAGTTTTGAAAGTGATGGTAAGAGGAAGGGTTTTACAACTCTTACTACACCTACTCAGTTTAGAATAGAGTGTGGTAGGAATTGTAAAGAAGAAGAGAACGCATTGAATATCACAGCACAGAATGGTGACATTTCTATTGCTGCATTGAATGGTAAGATTAGATTGTCTGCTACTTGTATTGAAGTAAATGCAACAGGTGAAGGTTCTTCTAAAGGATTAGTTAAAGTAGATGCAACAGAGTCAGTTAAAGTAAGTACAAAAAAATTACTTGTAAATACTAGTACGATTTATAAGTTAGTATCTACAGGAACTGGTGAGATAGTTGCCAATACAGCATTAAAGATGTATGCTTCTATAGTAAAAGGAGTTACTGATGCAGTGAAGGTTAAAGATTCTAAGAATCATCACCAAAAATATCAGAGGGATAACATGTATCATGGACCTGGTTCTGCATATAACCAAGATGGAAGTATAAAAAATAGAAAAATCAACAGAAGGAGGTAATTAAAAATGACAATGAATTTTGACGATGTTCAAGTAGGTGGTCAACTTATGGTGGGCACAGGTGCTCCTCCTGCTGTTGGTCAAGGATCTGGTGGTAATAAACCAAGAATAAATGGGTCTCTGTATGCAGAAGGTCCAGTTCTTTTTGGTGATCAATCAACTTATAGTAGTGCTGATGCTACTTTAATGTTGGCTCCTATGACTAATGCTGATGATCATTGTCCTAAACCTACTGATAGTCTTGGGGTATCTGGTAACTTGCCTATGGTATTAGAAGCCAAGGGTAATGTTTTATTAGATGGTGATTTATATGTTACTGGGTCAGTTGATTGTTTGTCTACTGGAAGGTTGGAAGCAAGACATTCAGTAGCAGATAGTCTTCCTAAGAAATTTGATATACCTCATCCATCTGAGGAAGGGATGCGTCTTGCTCATGCATGTATTGAAGGTGCAGAGGTTGGTGTTTATCATAGAGGAAGGTTGAGAAATGAGAAAGAGATATTCTTACCTTCTTATTGGAAAGATTTAGTGCATATTGATAGTATTACAGTACAACTTCAACCTATTGGTGCTCATCAAGATATTATTATAAAGAGATGGGATGATGAAAAGATTTATCTTCAAGCAAAGGGTGGAATGCCAATTGATTGTTTCTATCATGTGTATGCTGAGAGAAAAGATATTAATCCTTTAACAGTTGAGTATAAGGGTGAAACATGGGAAGATTATCCTGATCCTACAGCAACTGATCCTAAATATGCTGGTCAGAATACCATAACTCGTTGACATCTATTAAAATGGGTGGTATAGTGGGTGAGTATGATAAGTGTTTGAATGGACGAAGAATATTTAATGAAGTGTGTTGTAGACCCACTTAAGAAAACTTTTTATCTCTATTCTAATGAAGGAGATACAAAAGAAGTTGTCTGTGATAACACAGATGAGTTTATGAATGTATTGAATCTTGTTCGTGCAACTTGCCCTGAAGGTAGGTTAGTTTACACAGAACCTCTTACTCAGGGGAAAAACGACGTTTGATTTCAAAAAAGTCGGAAAAAAACCCCGCCAATTTTTCCCTCGTGTAAGGTTTGGCAAGGATTTGTCTGATGATAAATAATCCATAACGGCTATACGTGTTAATAAGATGGGTCTCTCCAGATTAGATAATTTCTTGAAATCAGTAAGAGGAACGATCCTCTATGTAAACCCTAATGACCTTGATGCTACAGACAGTATTGAGAATCAGGGTAATTCGCTAACCCGTCCTTTCAAGACTATTCAAAGGGCATTAATAGAATCTTCAAGATTTTCGTATCAGAAAGGATTAGATAACGATAGATTTGGTAAAACAACGATATTACTTTATCCTGGAGAGCATGTAGTAGATAATAGACCTGGTTATATTCCTGATGGGGCAAATAATTATAAATTGCGTAGTGGTGCAACAACCAATGATTTACCTCCATATGACTTAAATTCAAATTTTGATTTAGATTCACCTAATAATGAACTTTATAAGTTAAACAGTGTATATGGTGGTGTTATAGTTCCTCGTGGTACATCTATAGTTGGTCTTGATTTAAGAAAAACCAAGATTAGACCAAAATATGTTCCAAACCCAGAAAACGCAGAAATTGAAAAATCAGCACTTTTCCGTATAACAGGTGATTGCTATTTTTGGCAATTTTCCATGTTTGATGCAAATCCTAATGGAAAGTGTTATCTTGATTATACGATAAATGAGTTTGTTCCTAATTTTTCTCACCACAAACTTACTTGCTTTGAATATGCAGATGGTGTCAATAATGTAGATATTAATGATGATTTCTTAACTTATTCTACAGATCGTACTGATTTGCAGATGTATTATGAGAAGATTAGTATTGTATATGGACAATCTTCAGGTCGTGCAATTGAACCTGATTATCCAAGTACTAATCTTGATATTCAACCAAAAATTGATGAATATCGTATTGTTGGTTCTACTGGTTTATCTGTTGGAATTACAAGTATTAGATCAGGTGATGGAATAACTCCAACTTCAAGTATTACTGTTACAACTTCAGATGCGGTTCCTGGATTGGATGTAGATACACCTTTCCGTGTTTCTGGACTTGCTGCTTCTGGTTATAATGGTCAGTTTGTAGTTTCAGAGAGACCAACTACAACAACTGTAGTTTATCAAGTACAAAATCCTCCAACAGTAGCACTTCCTTCTCCAGCAGGTTCTACTTTAGCATTAAGTTCTGATACTGTTACCTCATCTTCACCATATATCTTTAACTGCTCATTAAGGTCAGTTTATGGTATGTGTGGATGTCTTGCTGATGGTAGTAAGGCAACTGGATTTAAGTCTATGGTTATTGCCCAGTTTACGGGTATTGGACTACAGAAGGATGATAATGCATTTGTTCTTTATAACACGACAACTGGTGTATATGATGATAATTCTGCTGCAAGTAAACCATTAAGTACTGATTCTAGAGCAGTATATAAACCTTCTTATAGAAACTATCACCTAAAGGTAAATAACGATGCTGTTGTACAGGCAGTTTCTGTGTTTGCTATTGGTTATGCAGAGCATTTCGTAACTGAGAGTGGTGGTGATATTTCACTTACAAACTCTAACTCAAACTTTGGTGCTAGAGCACTTGCTTCTACTGGATTTAAAAATAATTCATTTAAACAGGATGACAAAGGATATATTACACATATTATTCCACCAAAAGAGGTTCCATTAACTGAAACTTCTATTGAGTTTGAGTTAGTTGATGTAGCTAAAACAGGAAATATTACTGGTATAGGTTCTACTGCAAATCTTTACTTGTATGGACAGACTAACCAAGATGCTCCTCCAGAAAATGTTTTGGAAGGATATAGATTTGGTACAAGAACTAATGAGAGTTTAAAAGTATTAGTTGCTAAGGATGGTTCTATTACTGAGTACAGTTCAAGAATTGTAATGCCAGGTTCTCAGTCAAGTTCTGAGAAAAACTTTACTGTTAAACAAGGTCCAACAGGAATTAACAGTATTGGTGCAAGAAGTGATGGTGGAAATCCAGATGTTATTACTTTAACTGCTGCACATGATTTCCTTGAGGGAGAATCAATTCGTATTATTAGTGATAATGGTAGACTTCCTGATGGTTTAGTTTCAAATGAGGTTTATTATGCTATTACTTCTGGATTAACAACTAATACTAACATTAAAGTTGCTGAGACATTTGATGGTGCATTGAAAGGTAATGCATTATCAATTAATGATAAAGGTGGATTGTTAAAAGTTGTAAGTAGAGTATCTGATAAGAACTCTGGAGATATTGGACATCCAATTCAGTGGGATTCTACAAACTCTCAGTGGTATGTTAAAGCTGCTGCTGATCTTGCAGATAATGGAATATATTCTGCTATAGTAAGTCTTGGAACGACAGATCTTGGTGCTGCAACTCCTAGAACTTATATTAAGAGAAAGAGTGATAATAGAAACTCAACTGATACCATATATCGTGCAAGATATGTAATTCCTAAAGATGGTGGTGTAGCAAGACCTCCTAGTGATGGATATATTCTTCAAGAGAGTAATACTTCTATTGGTTCTACTGATGGTGAGATTCAAACTTACTTTGGAACTGGATCTATTACTAATGAGAGTGAACAAAGAAACTTTAGATTTATTGCTGATGCGACATGGGATGGTGCTAATGTTAATGTAGTTACTGAACTTCCACATAATCTTTCAGTCGGATCTAGAGTACAGTTAGCTAATGTTAAGAGTAGTACAAATACTACTGCTGCTTTGAATACTGGATATAATAGAGAATTTGCGGTTACTGGTATTACAGGAACTAAAAACTTTACTGTTGGTTTAACAACTAATCCAGGAACATTTACTAACGATACATCTTCTAGAACCACTGCTTTACCATACTTTAAGAGAAAGACTTTCAAGGATACTTACTTTGTTTATAGAGCAGAGGAAGCAAAGAAATATGTTTCAGGTGAACAGGATGGTATTTACTACTTAACTTTATTAAATGCATCAAACTCAACTCCTGTTAGTCCATTTACTGAGGAGAAATTTGCTCAACCTGTAAGTGATCTTTATCCTCAAACAAATAGAGATAATCCAAATTCTGATCCAGATCCAACAGTTTCATTTGCTACTCCTGATTTAGTTGGTGATGTTGTAGTTGATGAGGTTCAGAATAGTGTAACCAGAGAAACCTTAAACAAGTTTAATGCTGATACGGATATTGGTGTTAATATTTCTAATATTATTTCTCAGACTGGAACTGCTCATACTATTCATACTGATATTGATCATGGATTAAATCGTATTACTCAAGTTAGTATTAATAATGCTGGTGCAGGTTATGGTTCTGGAAGTGCTGGAGATATTTACAATGCATCTTTAGTTGCTATAGGTTCTTCTGTTACTGGTCATAATGCAACTGCCAAGATTACCGTTGATGGTAATGGTTCTATTACTGCTGTTAAGATAATGGATGGTGGTAGTGCTTATGGTATTGGTAATACTCTTGCAATAACTGGTGTTACAACTTTTGCACCATATACCCAAGCAGTTGTTGAGGTTGACAGTATCTATGATAATGTTGGAGATACTATTAGAGTTATTGGTGTAGGTTCTGAATCCTATGCTGGATATAATCAACTTCATAGAATTACTGGTGTTGAAATTGGTGCTGCTAAATCAGTAACTGTTGAGTCTGCATCTACGATAACAGGATTCTCTACTGATGTTGGTTCAACTTTATGTGATGGTTCTTATTTCTATTCAACTGGTGAAGCAATTAGAATCAATACTTTAGTTTATAACAAGGATGTTGGTATTGCTACTGTTACAACAACTAATCGTCATGGATTAAGAGTTGATAATAAGGTTGCATTTACTGGAGCAAATGAAGCACTTTATAATGGAAGCTTTGTAGTTAATGAGAATATTAATCTTAATTCATTCTCAGTTAAGGTTGGGGTAGGAACACTTGCACCAACTGCAACAGGAACTTTATATGCTTATCGTGAAGGTTATGCTTCTAATGATGGTGTTATTACAATTGATAATGAAAACTTGAACGGTAGAATGGTTCCAACTTATGCTGGAATTACTACTACATTATCTGGTGATATGGCAACACCAAATATAGATGAAGTAAATCTTACTAATCTATCTAAGTTGGATGTTAATATTGGTGATTACTTGATGGTTGATGATGAAATTGTAAGAGTTAAGACTACAGTTTCTGATTCTGATACTTCAGTATCTGTATTCCGTGGAATTCTTGGATCTAGGGCAACAACTCATAGTAATAATTCTACGATTAGAAAGATATTTGTAAATCCAATAGAACTTAGAAGACACTCAATTATTCGTGCTTCT